ATAGTCAGCCCGCCATATTCCGTTGCCGCACTCAAGAGCCTGGGTGCCCAAAGACTCAACCCTCCCGTCATAGGAGCCAATGCCATAGCCGCAGCCTTTATGGTAAACCCTAAGATGCTATTCATCAGCCCGCCCTCGGCAGCATCCTCAATATCTTTAGCTTGTCTCCTTAGTGCTGAAGATTCTTCTTGCTGCTTAAGAGGCGTAGTGTATTTGGCAGCATAACCATGCTGAACCTTTTCGGACTTGCCCGTTTCAGAGGTAACAAATTGAGGTTTATATTCCCTCTCAATGCTAACAGGTCCGACCCCAATATCTGCAATATCAGATTTAAAGCCACCTTGACTCTGATCTGGCAATGGCAATGGTTTTTTAGGCGGCATTAGGCGAATCCTTGATTAACTTTCCATCGAGCAATTACATCTGCTGGATTATATCTGGTGCCACTGGAGTTCCCCGGTCCTCCCTGAAATCCTCGGGCTGCACTATAATCTGCGGACCTATCCCAGAGATTGCTAACTGACCATGGCAAGAAACCCATACTCTGGAAGAATTCTGAACCTATATCCGTATCCCCTAACCATGGGAACGCAGCAAAGGATTCTTTTCGTTGTTCCAACGTTGGCGGAGTGGAGAGGAGCGAGAAGTCAAAGGCTTCTGGCAAGGTGCCCAGTTGATACTGAGCAGCCTGTCCCTGCCTCTGGTTCATCAGCTGCTGCGCTTTTGAAGCTATATTGCCCGCTTCTGCATACTGCGCTAACTGGGCTTCATTTTGTTTAGCTTGAAGATCTGACTCAGCCCCCCTCTGGGCTTGATCCATTTGCATCTGCAAGCGAGCTTTCTGCATAGGATCCATTCCTGTCCCGCTCTGCATTCTCTGCTGGGCTATAGCATTAGACATTTGACGTTGACGTCCACCGGCAAACTGCTCTCTCAGGCCTGCTCTCTGAGCTGCAAAGGGATTCGACATATCAGCAACTCCCGCCATTAGATTAGTCATGGCAGGTTGATAGGCCCCTTGCTGATTCAGGGTTGCTAACTGATTTGATCGCTCTTGAAGATTCTTGTTATATTGATTCCATTGTTCATTAACCCCAACCATCTGCCAATCATACGGAGTCATCGGCTGGTCTTGACGACCAAACGTAGCCATTAATTCTGGATTTTGGAGAGCCTGGACATTCCTGATATATTCAGATAAGGTTTCAGGAGTTCTGCCCGTACCAGCGACCCCTCTTCCCGTAGCTGCACCAGGAGCTTGATATGTATAAGTGGGATCTGACTGAGCGCCCTCGGCTATTGCGCGTTGAGTATCTCCAAGACCGGGGAGATTCGCCTCTAGCCTTTTCTCCATTTCCGGGGCGACGACAGGAGCATTGATTTCTCTAGAATCTCCTTCTTCCCTGTCATCATCATCGCCATTGCCATTTCGGGGTCTGATGTTTCCCATTTAAAACTCCCTTGGGGTTAGAATCGTAAAGTACGCATTTCCCGCACCTAAAGTTATATCAGCTCCCGTTGTATTATAAAGTTCTACCTTCAAGGTACCGTTATTATCGCCTGAATCAGCGTGAACTAATCTGGAGGTAACAATGATATCTTCAAGTGATCCTGAAGGAGGGTCAAGGTATACGCTCCATAGTGCCCCCCTGCGTACTTTTGCTAATTGCGGAAAATCAGAGTCAGTCATATTCAGGGCTTGTGGCTGATCTGCATGCCCCCACTCTTGAATAACTGTTTCCGTAAATGGAACTACAAAAGTTTCTATCTTCTCAACAGCTCTGCAATCCTTGCCTTCTCCCACCTGGAGTGATTTAAGCTGAAGATTGCCCGTAGTTATCTGGTCAAGCGTTTTAGTCTTGGGATTGCCCCTGTCTCCTATTTCTGATGCAGATTTTTTCTCAGTCCACATTTTAGTCAGGATCCAATAAAGCCTGTCTATTTCCTGATCAAGGCCGGTTATATCCCTGAATCTAAATTTTCTACCCCAGGAAATAGGCACTTTAGTTTCTCCTCGCCCTGAAGGCTCCCGCGCCCTTACCTTCAAGTACAAATGAGATAATATTGCAACCAGACGCCGCCGTATCATGCTGGAACTCCAATTTAAGATCTCTACTTCTCGCTCTTACGCGAGTTGTATTAATCGTCCTGCTCATGTTTCTGCCTCTTGTAAAGAGGTCAAATTCATCAGAATCCAGGAACACCTTTATCTTTAAGGCTTGCCTGACAGAGCCAGCTGTCTCCTTATCTATCTCTATAGAGAAATTCCCCCATGCCTTATATCTTTCCGGCACCTCTCCATCCCATTTACCAGTTGTCCAGATAAGGGCAAAATCACCTGTTGAATCATCCCTGAACCCTCCAGGCTCACCAATCTTGGTATCAAAGCCATACCAGAGCTTTCTATCCATAGTAGAAGCAGAGGTTGTTACCCTTGCCATGCATTGAAGAGGAGCTGAGGTTCCATCGGCCTTCTTGAACTCCCAGGTAGTCCAGCTCGGTCCCTGCACTCTCTGGCTGTTCCCATAAAACATAACAACAGATTTACTATTAGTAACAGTCCCTACTGGGCTATATGACCATATAACTGATCTGTTATCTTTGTCATTAGCTCCGAAGAAATAGGCGTCCCTGGCTCTATTCCTGCCTCCGATAAGCGACCGCACATTAACCCCTACATCGGAGATCCGGCTCCCGTCAAAGCCAAGGATGCTGTCTTCTCCCAGGAAATAAACAGCATCATCTGTAGACACAATAGAATGACCGCTATAGCACCCCATACTGTTACTTATGGGACTTAGATTAAATGTATCCTTAGTAAGGCCATCTAAGGACCATACAGAATCTTCCTTAAAGACATACAAAAGCCCTTGCCAGCTCAGAAGACCCGTTATGATCCCGTGCTGCGCTTCATTCCCGATGACAATAGAATCAGATATAACTGTAGGCCTGTCCGGCAAACTGAAATAAAGCTCTGAACTGCCATGTGGGGCCAGAAACATAACTCCTTTATGTAGCTCTATATGCCTGAAGTCTTTGGCATCAAGGTCATATTCTTCTGAGAAGGGAGCTGTCTCGAATGGATCAACTGCCTCATCCAGAACCTGGTCAGTATAACTTGCCGTTCCAGCGCCAGGATTAGCAATCTCAGTAAGAAGGAACCACATCGTCTGCTGCTCACTTGTTTTCCTTCTATAGATCCTTATCTTCTCACCGACCATTCTTGTGTCAGAAGATCTAGGTATACTAGTAAAGGCAACCTGTTGATCATCCAGCTTCTGAGGAGCGGTGAGAACAGAGGCCGCGCTTTCTATCTGCCAACTAACTGACTTATATGTGAATTTATAATCATAAGTTCCACTTAAGCCGGTTTCTGCTAACGCCCAATCCTGCTGGGCTATAGATATACCGCTCGAATCCGGGCGCGTAATAGTTACTGAGTAAGCATTAGAGCCGTCAGTAACATGGAACTCGCCATCGACCATATAGCATTTATCACCATATACAGCAAAGTCAGCGAGCGTACCAGAGGGCAGCGAGCCACCACCGGTAATTGAGGTAAGGCTGCCATTTAACAGCTTCTTCAGGTCAGTGCCTGATTTAATAATCTGCTGAACGCTACCATCTAACTTCCGGTAATCCGTGATACCCAGAACGGAAGCCGTGGTAGCTACCCCTACATAACCATCCCTCTTCTTGATGGTTCCTTTGTCAAGATTGACATTAAGCGCCTGCGTAGCTTCATGTTCCTTTAAGCTGCTTTCGTCATCTATGAGATTGAGGCCCGAAAAGATCGGCCCTGCTCTGAGTTCTGGCATTAGTCATCTTGGATATTTATAAAGTTATTCATATGTCTGGATCTATCTTCAACCAGGGCTACTACCTGGTCAGTTAGCTCTTGTGCAAGTTCATCCAGTCCAGGAGGGAACTTCATCTGCTCTATAGCGTAGCCGCGCTTCGCGGCCCGCAGGCAGATAAGATCATGGTAATCTTGAGGAATATCTGTGGGAGCTTCGGTACCAGAAAGATCTGAGAGAGACTTCGTATAATGGAGTCTCAGAGTGAAGCTCTTATCAGGGCTGACAACGCCTATCTTTCCACCGCGAAGATAGTAATAGTCTTCAGTTGTAAAACCAGCAGGTACAAACCGATCATCTCTGACTGGATGCCTCCCCGGAAAATCAACTGGATAAACAACAAGTGGTGGACTTTCCGACACATTCTCTACTGATATAAGAGTAGAGAAGTCAGGTTCTAAGTCGTCCTCCCATGTATCAGCAGCACCGGTGACAGAGTAATCTTTATAAGCAGCAAAATAGGTTTCATTCCCATCCTGCATAATACGCTTAACGTCATTAACGGCAAAGTTAACAAGGATACCCAACTCCCCGTCACGATGGCGTGTCTTATGAGGATCATCCAGATAAACAGCTGCTCGATCTTTTAATTGGCTAAAGTTCATCCAGCTGCTCCATGGACACCTGTTCTGGCCCCAACATTCTTCCTCTTGGGGTTTCTCTTCTGCTGTCTATTCTGCATTCTGGTAATAGAACCAGAGTGCCACTGCTTATTGACTTTGCACTTCCATAGGTCTCTTGCGAGTTCCTTCTGGATGTGCTCCTCTTCCTTGTCAGCTATACGCTTCCTTTGATAATCTTCATCCTTAAACATCTGGTCCTGAAGTTCCGCAGCTCGCTTCGCCCCAGCCTTATACTTTCTAGCCATGTCGTTTCTCTGGAGCCAGTGAATATAAGAATCACTGAATCGCAAGACTGGGCTAATGGCTGCCAGGTAGTCAGCGCTAGGGTTGATCCCCTTGCGTACCAAGCGGTAACAGACCCAGCACTGCATTATTGGATTCCAATAAAGCTCCAGTGCTGGGTCGAAACCTTTAAGTCGCCGTAAGAACGACCTGTTAGGGCGAGACGGAGGAGAACCTGCGGGTAATTCGCCCCTCCTTGTAAAAACCCTAACAGAATCGTTACTATAGCTCATTAGCGTACATTCTTCAGGATGACATGGGCCTTCGGGTCAGTAATAGCAAGGTTCCAGTAAGCCTTCATAAAGGCCTCATACCGGTCCCTGGCTGCAGTACCAACCGCTTCACGCACGATTACACCACCAGTGTCTTCCCATGAAAGGTCTTCCATGATGTTCCACTGAAGGTTCGAGCGAGAGAGGAAGTAGCAATCGTTGAAGTGAGCGTTGTCATCGGCATCGAAACCGGTGCTGGGAGAACCATCTAACCCAGTACCAAAGATCGGAGCGTCACGGGGATCACCCACATCATGGGCATCCTTGTCACATACGATGACAGCGTTATTGAACTTCAGGCCAGTCCAGCCACCCTTCAACTGCTCCTCAGTTCCGTACCTACGGTCCTGAGCAAAGTCATCAGCCAGATTACGCCGGACTCGATAACTCGTAAGAATGAGGCCAGGAGTGACATCACCCTGAATCTCAGCAGTATCATAGGCTTCCTGGAACTTAGTGAAGTCAGTCTGGATCTGAGGACAAGCAACACCGTCGGCATTATCAACAACCTGTGACTTCCACCAGCTGTTGGCGGCAACCGACCTATCGGTTTCACCGACAAGACCTTCATCCTGACGCAGGTCAGCATGAGAGTCCGTATAGAAGGCTGGGTTAACATCACTAATAAGAGCCTGGAGGCCCCAGATAGAAGTGGGCTTCGTCCAGTCGGTCGTAGTGACTTCGCCACCCTTGGCTACTGTAGCAGAAGCAGAGGCACCCAGCTTTCTGGCCCCCCACTGATACAGAGCATAGTTATGAGCAGCACCGGCATGACCTTCCGTGTCATTGAACGCCTGAGAAAGCGTGCCGTTGGCAGGGGTGTCATCATTTGCAAGAGTTACAGTAACTCCAGCAGTCGTAGATGAGGCATTCCGCAACTCAATCGTGTTATTGGTCGCACCAATAGCTGAGATATAAGTTTTGCCATCAGCAGCAGTCAGGAAGCCATGGGCACCAGTCTGACTTTTTCCAGCCTTATTAGCAACAAAGACCGGCATACCGACTTCAAGCCACCTATCACTACAAACCTGAATCTGGTCCTCGTTCTGTGTATTGATAGTACCATCGGTATTACGAACACAGTTGGTGAGTTTACCAGAACCGTCAGACCACACAGCCTTCTGCATGGTTAACGCAAGGTCTTTAGTAAGACCCTTCATTTCCAGGTCTAACGCACGGGCAAAAGCACCTCGGTCATTACGACTCTGGGCAATAGCCTGTCCAGTGATTCCAATGCGTCCATAAAGATAATGAACGTGGAAGTGAACCTGCGCGTAGGACTGTTGACCGGCCTCTGGAAGAACAGCATCTTCTACTCGCCAGCCCCGTCCAATGTTACGCCCGACATGCATCGGGATAACGCTCTTCAATCCTTGAAAGCCCTGTCTGCTGTAGTCCCTCTTGACGAGAGATAACAGGACATTCTTGTTAATCAACTGCTCCCTAATTGGTCCTTGGTAGTCCAATTTTAGGATTTTGTTGATTTCGGTAGTGGAAACACCAACTGCCATAACAACTCTCCTATAATTAAGCTCCAACAACCGCAGGAATTAGGAGCACCTAAAGTAATAAAATAACTAACTTTGCTGGTTTAGCAATCTTTCAGTTATCGACTGAAGTAATTGCCCATTAGTCCACTCCTTAGCGCCAGACGGTTGACGCGGAGAAGATTGCGTTCCGCCAGTAGCTGGAGGAGAAGATTCCTGTTGTCTCAGCTTGTTCAACAAGAAGGCGGACCTATCCTGGCCCATGATCTTCGACCACTTTGCTTCTACCTTATTAAAGGCTTTATCGACGGGAATTCTTTCTGCTACAGAGAGGTTGTAAATTTCCTTCTTTACCTCCAACTCCATATCAGTATCGCCATCTATAGTCTTAACGCCCTTAAAGACAGGGCTTTCTTCTACCTTAGTGTCAATCAAGGTGCTTATGTCACGAGTGGCAGTTTGAACCTTCTGCTCCTGGAGCTGGGATTCAAGATTACCAATTCTCTGGTTAAGACGATTAGCAGCCTCGCTGTCAGGCGTTGCCTGCGGCATATCAATTGGCTGATCTGCTGTATCAGTCTCTGCGAATTGCTGACTCTGCTGATCATGATATTGCTGATACTGGGCAGCCATAATGCTTTGAGCGCCCAGCTTAGCCAGATAATCATATTCATTTCTTGATACAGCCTCCTTCTTGCCATCGAGAGTCACTTCAAAGAGTTCCTCTTTCTCAGGCTCAGGTGCATTCGCAATAGATACCTTTTCTGGTTCTGGATCCAAGGAAGGCATTACCACGCCTTCATTTTCCTCGGACTGTTCCTCAATAACTTCTTCTTCTGCCATAACCTACTCCTATATAGGTGGGGGTGGGGGTTGCTGCATTTGCTGCATTAAAATTTCAGGAGGTATACCGCCTCCAGTGGGTGGACCACCTGGTCCCGCCATCGTGGGCGGCAAGGGCGGAGTTCCCATTCCAGGCGGAGGCATCATTTCTGGCGGCCCCATGCCCGGAACACTCTCTACTAATTGCTCTAACCGATCTATGTGAGCCTGGATGTGTTGTTCAAATAACTGATTAGCCTGTCCATCTACTCCACCGGTATCCTCTAGTAGCCTTCTATATTCTGCCGACTTCTGGAATTCACGATGAGTAGCTATATGGAGATCGTGGTCATCAAAGTCTTTTGGATCAATTAATTCCCCATTAGCCAACTGGGCATTCTCGTATCGAGCATTGCCCTTGTCAAGCTGGCCTGGGGTTGCTGTTGCAGGATCTCTCTGCAGCTCAAGTAATTCTAATATCTTCTCTTTATCGGCTTTCTTTGACGGATCCAATATACCGAACTGAGCAAGACTCATAGCAAGTTCCCGTCTTGCTGTGGCGGAAAGAGGCACCGATGTTCCCATCTCAACTTTTACATCGAAGTAATTCACGCCAGCCTTACTGGAGTTTCTCCCAATAAGATCCTGTCCCTTAAAGTGGCGCACATCAATGAGATGCTCTTCCCCCACTATCTTAATAATCCGCTCCTCATCGACCATAACAGAGGCGATCTTAAGTAAACACGAGCCAGCCGAAGCCATTGCAGAAGCGGTCTGCATGGAAGCAGGCGCGAGAATGGAATCGTCTTGCTCCATCAATGCAGATAAACCTACCCCTGATTCGACGCGTCCTGGGGCTTCTCCACGTTGGGCTTCATGCTGGCTCGCTATATCTTCTATATCCCTAATAAGGCCCGTAAGATTCTTATCATTAGCGTTAGGAAGAGGAGCCGGATCAGCCAACTTGGGTTCCATGGGCCATGTGAAAGTTATCTTCTCACCCGGTTCTCCAGTAAAGGCATTATCGGAGATACCGCTTCCCTTAGGAATAAGCCATGGTGGGCGCGTGACTGTATTGCAATGCTCTATAACTTGGCTCCTCGCCCGGTTATAAGCCACCTGTGCGGGAATAGCCTGTTCAAGGACACAGCTGCCCCAGATCCTCCCCGGCACAGGAATCTCTTGAATATGGAAATAAGGGAAAGTGGGGAAGCCGGGCTGGTTCTTATTTTTCCTGACAACCTTATCATCTACGATTGTAGCCCACCAGCCATCCGGTTCTTTCTTTGTGGGCTTCACATAGATAGTCTTAACATTCACCATGTCCTCAGACTCCCTGGAATACACTCCGGCGAGTGCTCCGCTGAAAGCTGGGGCGTCCATGCTCTTCAACTTGTTCTCATAGCTGCTGGTCACTTCATCCTCAGATGACGGAGCAGGCTTATAGTTATAATGATCCTTCACATACTGAAGTGTTCTCTGGCGCTGGTCTATAAGCCACTCAGCGGAATCAAGAGTGTCAGCTCCTGGGTCCGGGAAGATATGGAAAGGAGAGACAACCTCAAAATCAACATCCCCCATATGTATCGCAATTCTATCCAAGTCATCTTCCGGGGCGACAAGACCTTCCTTCTTCAGTTTCTTCATGGCCTCCTTCCTAAGCCTCTTCTTGTCACCGGGATCTCTTGGTATCTCTCCAGCCAACTCGGCGGTATCAACCACCATCCTTTCCCCAGCATGGGCATTCCAGAACGCACGGACAAAAACATTACCCGTAGTAGATCTCCACTTAATGAGATCTATCAATTTGTTGTCCATGTCAAGATTGCGCCACTGGTACTTTAAATACGAAGTGCCGAGTTGGGCGGTAATCATATCTTCTGTTTCAGTTGTTGCGGGACTCACAACCCACTGAGGATTATTGCGAATAGTGGAAGATATAATTCTGCGAACAATAGGCATAAGCCTGTTGATCACAACTCTTTGCCTATGCTTGGGCGCATGAGGAAGATACAGTCTCTTAGAATGAGAATCCCATTGAAGGTATTGATGACCCAGATAGTAAGCGATATTCAGATACCACTGCCTTTCAAGCCTATCTCTCGTAGACCTGATCTGTTCCATCTTTACATCAACGAAGTCTACGATCTTCTTATTACTGCCATAGGTTAGTTCCGGTAACTCTATAGCATGAACTTCGTTATTGCGGGTTCTTGTTCTAGTTGCCATTATTCAGCGTTTGGAGGTAGATCCCCATACTGCCTATCGAGTTCTCTTGCCAACGCATCAGCGTCCATCATTTGCTGCTCGTGACTTTTCGGCTGTCTTTGATGTGGTCGAGAAGTAGACCAATCGGTTTCTTGGATCCCATGATACACCTGCAAGTCATGTGCGCTTACATGTTTAAAGGCATAATGGAGTTCCTTAAGGAGCGGCTGAACAATAACTGAAGCCATTCGCCTGGTCGCTGCCCCGCCAATAATCGCCCCAGTTATGACAAAGACAAAATAAGTGAACGCCGTGAAAATTATATCCATTACAGTTTTGCTCTTATATCCCTGGTTATAGTTTGAGAGGTGTAAGTAAGATCATTACTTGCATCTCCATCTCCAAGATTATCTACAATATATACTTCAAACTCTATAGTACCAGCTGCACTTAAATCTGTAGATTTCCACCGATACTGAACAATTCCGTCAGTTCCCCCTCCTGGTTCACTCATTGCCTCAGGTGTTCCCGACGCAGCTCCATTGAGTGACCAGCGGAGATATGCTGTAAGGTTTGCGCTTGAAACATCGATAGCCGCCCCGTCTTCTTCGCAGGTCACCTTTAGAAGAGTAGTATCCCCTACTACATATTCCATTAATATTGATTCCCCAAATAAGGATTACGTGGCTGCTCTGGCCCCTCTTCCATGGTCTTCATAAGCCGGGACCAGCTATGTTGTAACCGCTGAGAGCCAACGCTTCCACCCCCGTCTTTGATAATGGGGCAAGTATGATAATCCTCTTCGTACTCACGCTCGATTTTATTATCCCTATGAAACCCTCCGGCGATGAGATAACGAGTGGCATCCATAAGGTGATCGAACTTCTTTACAGGTACAGCCCTAATGGCATCACGGTCGCGCCCCCAGGTTTCCTTCGTCTTCCTGCGATACTTACCTCTCTCGCTCAGCCAATTAACACACGTATCAAAAACCTGAAGACGAGGTTCACCATCTAAGCCCTCCATGAAATATCTCTTAACCATTTCAATGCCAACCTCCACATCGTTATTAGCCGGAACGACATTCAGCCCATGGTCAGCAGAAAGAAGATTACCCACCTTGAGAGAACCTGAGACATTATGCCCAAATTCAGAAGGATCAATCCATCGTATACTAATAGGTTCAGTATTCTCATCTGGATACCATTTCCCGAGATAAGTTCCATCGTCTACCCATCCAGCATTAAGTTTCCAACCTTCAGCTGCGAAGATCTGATCAGCAATCTCTCTACACGTAGTAGCGTGTTCATATAGCTCCCGATAGATATAAATCTTTTCATCTGGGGCCAGCGCAACCCAGACTCCTGCAAATACATTCCAGCCGGGGTCGAGAGACATAAAGCGGGGCCAGCTCTTCGGTATCTCAAATGGTTCGCAGACATGCTGAGGTCCAAACTCTGGATATATCAGGCCAACCCTGCGAAGCGTCTTTCCGTGAACGCGGATGTCTATCTCCTGCTTAGTGGCCCCTTGCATCATGTCTACAAGAACATCTTTAGAAACATGACCCACATCAGCAGCACGCATAGTTGAAAAGCGAAACATGTCCACATTCGAATCGTTATTCTCATGTCTTTCCTCAAGTCTTAATACCCAATCAACAGATTCTACAGCAGTAAGTGAATAAACGGCAGGGGCACCATGGGCAAGTCGTCTGGGTTCAAGTTCCTTATAGAGGGCGTCATCAATCTCTTCATCGACAACAACCAGGTCAATAGCGGCAGATTGCAGCTTGCGTCGTGCCGTGTTGGCACCAACTGCCGATAGAAACTTCACCTTGCCTCCCCCGTGTACGGTGATGTACGAAGGGATTGAGGAGTGGGGGATAGTCTGCCCCCGCCGTTTAATTTCCCACGAAGGGAGTATCTCCTGAAGATGCCTCCAGACTCCCTCTTCAATAGTATTGTAAGAAGCTGATATGACCCAGATCTGGGGGGCCTTAACAGTCTCCTGGTATGGATGATTCTCCATCAGCCACCAGCGAACCTCTTGGGCGGCAGCTCTTGTTTTTCCACTCTGGTTCCCGCCTATGATAAGACGGTGCATAGAGGTTGACTCATGAAAGGATCTCTGCTTTCTCATCTTGTGCTCATCGGGAACATACTTATCTCCCGGATGATCAAGAACCTCCTGCGCTAACCTGCAAGGGTCATAAATTATTTGAAGGACATCAGGATTCGTCAGGTCTGATGCTGAAATCTTTTTCTTCTTCAAATTCTACCTCTATACCAAATACGCCGTTAAGGACCGGGGCAACGACCTTTTGCACCATCTCCAGGCGTTCTTCACTGGAGAGCTTGTCATAGTTGTGAGACTTCCTGAACCCCATCATCTCACCTATCTGCCTTAAAGCGGAGAGACGAGCGTGCGGGTCTTTACTTGCATCCGCAGCTATACTCTCTAAACTGGACAACCAGACTTCTTTAGTTCTTATTTTTTTAGACATGGAGTACCTATGGATATTACTGAGATTCGAGAATTATACAAGGAATTGAGCAGCCTAAACCTTCGGCGGGGCATCAAGGAGCGACATTACAGTTACTATGATGTAAGCCAAGGTTCACCCTTCCGGTCGAGGTGTGCATTCGTTATTCCTAAATTCGTTGAGCCTGTGAAGCAGGCGGGGAAGATCATCTACGGCCTATGTGACGAAATTGAGAAGTTGAGAAACGAGGTGGCGTACCTTGTTAACAAGCACGACAAAGCAGAGAGAAAGTTGCTGAAGAAGATATCTAATGCCAAATCTGAACAAAGTCATACTGCTGGGAAGACTAACAAAGAGTCCACAACTAAGGTACACCCCGTCGGGGGCGGCAGTAGTGGACCTGGGGGTAGCGACGAACCGGCACTGGAAAACGGGGCCGGGCGAGCTTAAGGACGAGACAACTTATACCCAGGTGACAATGTGGGGCCAGCAGGCCGAAACGATCACCAAGTATCTCGACCGGGGCGACCACATTTTCGTGGAGGGCCGCCTCCACCTGGAGAAGTGGAAGGGGCCGGACGGTAGCAGTCGCCAAAAGTTGAAAGTGATGGGGGAGACCTTCCAGTTTGTTTCAGCGAAGAAAAACAAGGGTAATGAGGGCGACTACGACGAGACACCATAACAGTGTCTCACTTCGCTCGTTCAATCTCATAGGATAGGCGTTCGCCCTTGTAGGTTACTTTGAGCCAGACAGCGCCCACCGGCTTAGGGGCCATGCCCCTCTCGATGGCCCACTCCCCATATGAATACCCGTCCTTATAGGAGTCCTTATAAGAAGGGATCTGGATGTGTGTCTGTTCGTCCTGATATACCTTCCCGACCTGCGACACTCGGATACGCTGTATAGGCACTATCCATTCTTCGTGAATATGCCCAGAGGCAACGATGTTAGCGTCAGGAACGTAGACCGCCCGCCTATTGGACTGGATCACCCCGCGAGTAACAGGGCCGCCCCCTCCCTGTCCGTGAGTCCTCCAGAGCTTAATAGTGTTCCGGGTGCCATGCCCCCCATGTGGTGCGCGGATAAAGACCCAAGAAGTATATGAGCCGGTGAACCCCTTGAACCCGCCTATGACTCTCAGCCTCTCGGCCAGTCTCTCCGTGAGGTTAGTCTCTCGGCGCTTCAGTATATTAGTCTCGTGGTTCCCTGTACCCAGCACTGCCAGCTGCTTGGCGTAGGGCTGGAGGAACTCTGCATAAGTAGAAACCAGAGCATCAAGGTAATCATCTACCTGGTGCTCTGGTTTCAATGCCGACTTGTCCGACCGTGGATCCCACTTACCCTGCATGGCGCAGAATGCATCGCCGTTATCTATGATGGGAGCGTTGCGTTCTTTTGCCAGCTTCAGGTGAGCTTCTTCTAAGTCATTAAGCGAAGAAGGGTTATCGTGGTGCGCGTCAGAGCGAAGGAGTATATACGCCATGTCGCCCTTGCCCTTGAAATCAAATCTGATCTCATGGACGTTACGCCCCAGCTCACCGCAGGTCCACGAAGGGAATTTCATTAATAGTCCGGGTAACAGGTTACTCGAAGAGTATCTATAGGGTCGCCAAAGAAGACATAGCGAAGGTTCATAATGACATCTGATACATCAAGATCCCCATCACAATCTATATCCGCCGTAGCAAAGCAGGGTAACTCCCTGCCATCCCTCCATAAATGGTAAATCAGCTGAACGCTGTCATCAATACAGTGCAGGCCATCTAGATTAACGTCTCCATTGAGGTGGTTACCCTCCTCATGAGAGAATAGGAACTTGCATATGCAGAAAATCGCAACAATAGAAGCGATAATGATAAGCCATTTACGCATACAACCTCCTTACACCCGCCTTCCCATTGTACAAGTTAAGTGCGTGACTTGTACTTTCTTCTCCTAAGGCCCTTTCTTCGGGTCGGAGATCGCCTTCTGGTCTTAGGAACGGCAGCTTTAGTGGCCTTTCTACGCTTTGCACGCTGCTTTTTACGTGCTTTCGTAGCAGCTCTCTTGCCTTTTTCATCATAAGTATATTGTTTTCCGGCTACTCTAGGCATTTACATACCCATTGGAGGCATGCCAGGAGGCATTCCACCACCCCCAGGTGGTCCCATAGGCGGCATCATAGGCGGTGGACCACCCGCTGCACCAGCAGCCAGTGCATCCATACCAGGTGCAGGTGCCATAGCGCCCCCACCCATGTCCTGTAGCAGCTGTAATAACGCCATTAACACCTCAGGTGGCAGGCTCTGAAGGATCTGCATAGGATCCCCGCCCCCCATACCCGGCATAGGTGGTCCTCCACCCCCACCAGGTGGTCCCATAGGTGGTCCCATAGGTGGTCCTCCACCCCCAGGAGGCCCCATAGGTGGCATACCCGGAGGTCCTCCACCCGGCATTCCGCCTTCATGTGGCATAACTAGTTCCTCTCACCCGCATAGTGAGTATACACAATTCAGAAAATAGGGCCAGTGTGTATATCTATACATAATAGATTACCCCGATCTTAACCAAGGGGGGCAGCCCCCCCCAGACAGACACCCTGAAACGACGAAGCAGGGCACACCCACACTAGTGCACACCTAACAACCTGCAAAACTTTGAACTTGACAGGCCACCTGAACTGTCTCACACTCTATATTGATTTACCAACTAGGTTTGCGAAGCCGCGTCCCGCGCAACCAGTTGTCCTCCCAGGTCAACACTGTTGCAGCCCAAGGCGACCCCTCTGGGACCTGCCTGCTCGGTCTTGTTGTGTGTCCAGCGGGGGATCGCTACAGACGAAGACTGCAGAAAGCAGTTACAACCACCTAGTCCCGTAACGAAAGGAGTAGCTCAATGGCAAACGAAGCCAATGCTACCACACCGTCACTGCAGGATCTCCTTGCAGCCTCTGCCCAGACCACCTCCACCGCACGGAGCAACCTGCCCACGACCATTAGCCACGCAGACACAATCTGCAGGTGGCCGCACCAAAGCGTGAGGGTTGACCAACTGTTTATCTTCTCAGCCGAGCTGCTCGTGGCACTGGTGAAGGACCGTGGACTCGGTGAATACCTCAAGGGCCTTGAAGGCGGGGTTGAGTACGTCCTCTGCAGGACACAGGTCGGCAGCGACAAGTCACGTGGCGTCTACAGTTTCCTCCCACGCGAGAACCCCGTCATTGAGATCTGCCCTGAGACCTCAAAGATCAAGATGAAGGATGCCACCGGCACTGTCTCCCTTCACGACACCGTTGGAGTCAAGAATGGATACGCCAGGCAACTCGTCAACGCCAACAAGGTGACCACCCCGCAGGCAGAGGCACTGTTCGGCAAGCGTGATCCCATGCCCGTGCAGGTCTTCATGGACAACCTCTACCCTGAATACACACCAGACTTCGTGGACAACCCCAATGATTCACAGTCCTGGAACTACAGCGGTGCAGCAGACATTGAGGACTCCCCTGCATTCTAAGCAGGTCAGAGAGGGACTGGCACACATAGCCGCCAGTCCCTCTCATTTTGGTGCAGGGCCACCCAGGCAGACGCAGCAGCAGCAGACGCAGACGCAGCAGCAGACGCAGACGCAGCAGCAGACGCAGACGCAGATGTAACAAGGGG